TAAAGTAGTACAAGAGAGACTTATTTAATGGCACTGAAACACGGAAACAAAAATTATTACCAAGTTTTGATAGATCCGCATAGATCAAAACTTATAGAAAAGGCAGCAGAAAAGGAGGGAATGAAAGGTACAGCTTGGGTTAGAAAGGCTGCATACAGTCAGTTAGAGCGTGAATTTTCTAGTGCAGAATACAAAATAGCTGAAGCAAAAGATGAATTGTTGTGGAGAGAATCAGTACAAAGAAGAATAGACGGAAGAAAGGCTAACTCCGAAAGTTAAAGTTTCGTAACAGATGACATAGTGGTGGCACTTTGTTGCTATACTTCTAAAGAAGTTCAAATTAATTATGACCACAAAGAAACTTTACAAATTCAAAACAGAATTAGTTTTCTACGAAATCTTTGAAGTAGAAGCTGAGTCCTATGAAGAAGCGTGTGCTTCTATTGATAAAGGGCGAGATAATTGGGAAGATGATTACCCTTTAAACGTAGATAGAATAGGTTTTTGGTTTGGTGACAAACATTATTCAAACGATGACGATTACCCTGGAGTGGTTGCTATCTCTATAACTGAAGAGGAAGCTGATAAAACTCCTTACTACAACATTTACAAAACAGAAGGTCTTGCTTTAGGTCACTGGAGAGAACCTACTGATGAAGAAATAGTAGACGATGAAAAACAAGCTGTTGCAGATGGCAGATTAAAGGAAGAATTTGCACGTTACAACTAATGAGCATTTATTTTCGTTCATCACTTGGAATTGATTTTCCAAAAGCTCCTTACATAGGTCAAATCCATTATGATCCTGACCTCAAAAGGACATTCTGTTATAAACAGAAACCACCAGAAATGGCACTTTGGACATTAGATATGTTCCATTGGGTTGATGTAACAGACAAAGAATTTTCTTAATGTCTGAGGCAAGATCACCCTGGTGTGAGATACAGGTAGTTACGCTGCTTTTTTGTAATCTTAAGGAACCATGACCCTCATATTCCAAACGCACAATTTTACAAATGATATTTCAAGTTCCCATCGAGGATTTAGTAGGGGGTCTAGGGGGTTCTTGGTTCCCCCAAGTAAAATACTACTAAATAAGCTAACTCGATCTGTAAGTCCTCAGTCTACTATACTACATTAAAAAACATGGCTATCAAAGGATCATCACTATTTGAAAAAGATAAGCTGATACGAACTACAGTTCAGCTTAGAACCTCTCAACATAAAGCATTGGAAAGTCTTAGCGGACCAGGGAAATCTATATCTCACCTGGTTAGGACTGCTATTGATACTTATTTAGAACCTATCTATGAACAGGCTCACGAAGATGAGAAAATGGATAAGTTCCTTAGTGAACTTGAAGAAGCTGAAAGTAGAATGGAAAAACTAAATGAAAGAGCAATATCAATAGAAGATATTTTTGACGATTTAAAATCTACTGCTAAATAGACAAGTTTTTATTATGACAGAAGAACAAAGAAGAGCTACTAAAGACTATTTTCAAGCACTGGCTAATTTGTCTGATAGATACTTGTTTGAAAATATGTCAAACAAAGACTATGTAGAACAGAGAAATGCGATTGAAACTGATTATTTAAAGACAATTTACAACAAGTAAAAATGAAAAGAATAACATGGGTCGAGTGCCCGGGCTGTAAGATGTACAGCGATCAAAAGGTGATTCGTTCTGAGCGAAATTCAAAATTTATAACAATTCGTAGAAGGCTTTGCTATGAGTGTGGGCATAAATGGTACACGATCCAGTATCCAGAAATGATAGTGCCTGATATACAGGCTCTCTATGCTTCCCGTGAATGATTCTTTTGGTGCTGTTTTATTTTCCTTAAGAGTTTTAATTTTTCTGTGAATAAACGAAATTTGTATAGTAATTTATTTTTAATTGGTGGTGTTTGCAATACAGCTACTTTTGCTTCAAGTTCCACCATACGCATCATTGCGTTAGATAAGACGACCTCGCTCTTTGCATGATTTTTCATTAAATCAATGCAAAAGGCTTTTATTTTATCTGTATCTTGGCAAGCCATAACTTCTCTGCACCGAAGTTCTACTGCCAGTTCTGCTTCGGGAGGCATTTTACTGAAGATCATCTTCACAAACCCGTCATCTTTCATGTTATTGAAGGCTTGTAGTAGATCCTGGGAACATTCTGGCTTCTATAAAACTTACAGCCTGATCGTCCAATGTATTGTCTGTTTGTTTAGCTATCGCTTTTAACAAATCAATTATTAATCTTTTCATTCCCTTGGATTTTATAAATACAAGAAGAATAGGTTTAAAAATCTTTACCATTTGATTATGCTATCTATTTAAAACATACCAAATATTAACGATTTTGACCTTCTATCCTACTTACTGCCTTTTCAAGTTGATTTAATCTGTTAAATAATTCTCTAATATCTCGTTCTCTTCTATTACTTACATTAGATAAAACCATAAGAAAGGCAGTAGCTGCTGCCCCTATTAACGCTCCATATACCTCTGGCATTGTTTTAAGCTATATTTATGTATAGTATGACTAATAAATCCTAATTATGGCAGAGGAACAAGAAGAAAAAGAAGGAACGGATTGGGCTGAACTGTTTGGTCATGCTGTCCGATTTATGATTCTTTGCTGGTCGCTTGCAATGATGACCCTTGGATACATGGATAAAATCCGTAATGATGGAGCGTTTTTAGCTGGCTTGACTAGTGGCGTTTTAGGCAGTTACGGTATCTCTGTTAACAAAAAGAAACCTGGAAACACTGCTAAGATAGTAGATAACAAGGACACTAATGTAGGTATCAAATGAAAAAACTGCTCCCATTTTTATTTATGCTATCTGCACCAGTGTATGCAGACATAAAACAAGAGTTTGTGACATCTGCCCAGATTACGGTGGATATGCCATACGTTGTTACGAATAAGGTAGGAACTACATATAGTCTTAGCGGAAATAACATTACACCATCTGTAACTGTGGGAGATACAACTACATCAGGAAAAATCGGTGGGATTAATGTTGGCAGCCTCAGTAACGGAGTGCCAGCTATGATTCAAACAGATACAACTATCACGACAGCGGGATCGGCCTTCTCAAAAACCGAGTCGGTGACAATGGGAGATGCCACTCCATCTGCTGTAACTCCTTCTAGCGGTATAGCAGCATTACCAGTATTAGGTGGACAGACAACAGTAGGATCAGGTGGTACTGCTGGATCTCTTGCTTTAACTTCTTTATCTTCTGGTGTTCATACTTGTTCAGCAGGTGGATCGGGTACAAGTTGCATAGGATCTACTAAAGTTACTATAACCATAGACTAAATGATTCTTCCTATAGTATCTGCTCTACTAGCAATCTTAATTTATGGCACTTGTTCTTTTGCGTTATATAAAGTTTTCGTTGATAGGGGTAATACTTATATGGATAGACTTCGCAGAAGCCGTGCCAGTTGTTCCTCAATTTCGGACAGGGAGTTCTACGACATCTAGCACATCTGAACAAATAATAAATGAAACAATCACAAGTCATCAATACAGATCAGGCTACAGTTATTCGGCATCAGGACATAATATCAAATCTGAAACGGGATATATCAACCCTACTCCTACGACTACGGATGAACAAACAGTTGGGGGAGTAAATTTTAGTTGGACTTCACCAAACTTAGAAGATATACCTCGTTGGGGAATCGTAAACGATGGAGCAGCATTTTCTCTACAAGAAACACTAATCACTCCAGGGCTAGATACAGTCACAACCATAACTCGTCAAATAAATACAAGTACAACAACAGAAACTACAACTACATTTGGGCAATAGCTATAATCCTTTGCCCTGCAAAAGCTTTAGCAAATACAACTGTTGCTTCGCCGAATAGCTCGGCTCAAGGGGTAGTCAATAATAATGCAACAATGATAACTCCATCATCAATGCCTTCTTTCCGTATGAGTCAAGGTATTGTTTGTGCTTCTCCTAGCCTTACAATTACTCCGTATGTAACAGATAGCTGGTCTTTCGCACGACCCAAAGAATACGTTACAAGGACACCAATATATGACGAAGAAACGGGAGATGTTTTATATTATTCAGAAATACCTAGATTTGAAAAAGATACATTTAACTTAAATTACGGAATCTCTGCTCAAGTAAACATTCCATTAGGAAAATCTCCAGCACTTTGCCATGAAGCAACAGCAGTAAATATTGAAGCTCAAAGATTATTAATTAAGAAAACTAAAATGGAGATCAGTCTTTATCGTTTAGAAATGTGTGCAAAACAAGCAAAATTGGGAGCTACATATAAACCTGGAACACCAGAGGCAGCTACTTGCCAAAATATTATTGTAAACATACCCCCAAACCAAGTTATGCCACACAGTCACAAATTAACCCAGTAGATAAGTCACGGGTATTAAACTCATCTACGGATAATTATTCTACATCTTTTTTCTTCTTTGTAAGCTTCTTTATTAGATTTTTTACTAAGGGTTTGACAATATTAAGCAGTAATGGAGTAGTGGCAGCAACAGTAGCAATGGCAGCAGTGCTAATAAGCTGTGCAGGGCCAGGTATGTATTGCTCAATGAACTTAACGTCTTCATAAAGAGTTATACATTTACTACCATCTTCGCTTCTTTTGTGGCCTATAACACGTTCTAATCGTTTATCGTTACGAAAATCCCCTATTCTCTGGTCATTCTTGCCAGGGCAGGGAGGAAAATCTGGTGGGGGTGGTTCAGGTAAATTAGGAATTTTTGGCTGCTCTGTTTCTGGGAAGGGCGGTGGTTCATTATTGATAAGCGGTTCCTCTGTGATGACGAGATTCTCAGGTGTATAGTCAAGAGGTATAAAACCAGGGAACGGAAAATCACACGTTGTAAATACACCATTCGGATCTTCCAGCAATAAATTACGATTACCAGTATTTTTTATATCACGATGTTGATAGGTACAACCGGGAACATCAATATCTGGTGGCTTTGTAATACTTAAATAATGAGGAGTATATATTTCTGGAACGTCTGGAATGTATATCTCACGAATACTTATATCTGGTATATCAATCGAAGGCATCTCTTTTCTTTAATACTTCTACCTCTGAAAAGCATTTAGGACAAGATAAGTTAGTCATTACAGAAAACTCAGGATAAGTCGGCATAGAATCATCAATATCAATGTCACCACCTATGATTAGCTCTGTATCGCACCAATAACAGTTCATTTGATAATTGGCATAGATGGACCTGTCATTTTAGGTAAACCTTGATCTAATAATTTCGGCATCATGCCTTGTACGTTACCGAGAATCTCATTCATTACCTTAGATTTGAACTGTTCTGAAGTTACATACTTGTAACCAAAGTACGCTCCACCACTCATAGAAGCTACCATTACAAATGAGATGATACTCAAAACATTAGCTATTTTTTGAAACATGATAAGAGAAGCACTAATTAAAGCAAGCGTACCATTAACATTTATGGTACTTTTCCTGATTATAGGATTAGCACCACTTTATGTCATGTATGGAATTATTGACAGGAATATACCCGTAAAAACTAACTAGCTGGTACGAAACTTCCTTGTGTAGGTGTTTTTTGCTCGCTTATACCAAAAACAAGACTATCCTCAATAGCTGTTACCTCATCCGTTCCAAGGACAGCTTTTACATCAGCAATAATATCTGCTGTTTTTAAATCTGTTCTTGTTGTTAAAGACTCAGGTTTTGTTAAGGCACAAGAACCATAACGATATGAACTGTAGTCTCCATCAACTCTAGTTACAGTCCAGTGTGCAGTATGACAAAAGCCATCATCAACGTCATAATCAACATTAGCTAATGCCCAAGTAGTAGTTGCAGCCATGATAGAAAAATACTTTTACTAATAGTTTAACCTTATTCTACGACTTCGCTTGGAGTTTCAACACCCTCTTCTTCTTGTACTAATGCAACTAATTCTGCATACTGAGAGTTTTTAATGTTGAACTGTTCTAAAACTTGTGCTTTTTCTGCTTCTAATTTTTTACTTTGATCGCTCAATGCATTAAATTTATCAGCAAGAGCCTGTGCTTCTACTTTACGCTCTTCGCATCTGTCAGATAGTTTTGACATAAAATTTCTGTAATTATTTTAAAGTGTAGCTGTTGGAACGTATAACGGCAATACGGCTTACGCTGCCTCTAATGCTTCAACCTTACCTATGAGTTCTTGTACAGCAGCTACAAGTAAAGGTACAAGTTTACTTTGATCTATTCCTTGATAAACAGGGTTGTTGTCGCTGTCTACTTCATCTTTAGTTCCTGTTATAGCTTCTGGTACTGCCGTTACCTCATGTGCAAAAAAACCATCAACTGTTGTACTTGCATCAGCTTTCCAATTAAATCTATAGGGTTTTAAAGTTTTTAATCTTGTAATTCCATCAGATATAGCAGTTGCATTTTCTTTTAATCTATAATCTGAGCTTGTAACATATGAAGTACTTGAGCCAGATACCGAGATAACTCCTACCTGACCATTTGAATTATGAAAACGTACAAGGGTTTCAGTGCCACCTGTTGTTGCTAAATATAAAACTTCTCTATTATTGTCTTCAACAATAAAAGCGGAACCTCCTACACTTGAACCATTTGGGGTTGCAGTAGTCCCGATAAGCACGTCTCCAGCTCCTGTTATACGCATGCGTTCTGTATTAGCAGTTTTAAATATTGTTGCTTCACCTGATCTTTGATTAATGTCTAAAGCACCTGCACTAGTTAAAATAATTTCCGCTCCAGCAGTAGCACCTGTTCCTGTAGCATTATTTTGTAGTTGTAATGAAGGGGTATTAGTATGATATATTTTTAAACCATTCCCATTCATAGATGTTGAACTTGTACCTATACCTACGTTTCCAGACGCATCTAGACGCATACGTTCTGTATTATTTGTTCCTAATAGCAAGTTTCCACTTGCTCCAGAAGTACCTTGTATAAAGGCTCTATCGGTATTGCCACCCCATTGTGTATTCCATCCATCATCTAAATTAATACCCCCACCAGAAACGTGTAGTTTTTGATTAGGACTCGAAGTTCCAATTCCCACTCCGCCAGAAGAATTTATACGCATACGTTCAGTAATATTACCTTCACCATTATTAGAAGCTGTATCTACGCTATCACTTGTGTAAAAAGCTAGAGCACCTTTTGCTAATGTTGTAGTTTCACGAATACCAAAAATTGCACATTGAACACCAGCAGCAGTTTCATTCCACCATTGAATACCACTTTGTTTTTGGGCAGTAGTGCTTGTTGATCTAAATACTAACGCTTTTTGATCTCCGTCTATTTGTAAATCACCAGCAGTTATTAGTTTTGTGCCTGAATTACCAGTAGTATCTTCACTTGAAGTAACTCCATGTAATAAATTACCAGAAGAATCTATACGCATACGTTCTGTAACTGTACCAGCACCGTCAGCAGTAGTAGAAAATACTAATCTTCCAGGCATATCATTACTACCAGCAGTTCCATCTACTTGAGCACTTATTGATGCTGCATAGTTAGCCATGTCTGTGCCATCTGCACCCAAGAAAGATATAGTCCCCAAAGTGTCACCACTTTGAACCAGCGTATATGTGCCAGGGGTATTACTTCTAGCTTTTGCAAATTGGAAATTAGGCCCAGCAGTAGTGGATTGAAATCTTGTAAGATTTACCCAAGAATTTGAAGTATTACCAGAACCTTCTATATGTAATCTTGGATTAGTCTCTCCACCAACTGCTCTTGCCGTAGACGTTCCTAAAAGCAACCTTCCAGAAGTATCTATACGCATAGTTTCTACAAGTGAACCAGAATTTGTCTCGTTAAAAGTTAAACCCCCTTTAGTTTCTATACCAGCCCAAGAATATTTTTTATACACAGTTTCATTATTTGATGTGACCATCAAGCCATCATTAAATGCAGATGTAGTATTATTTGCACCTTTTATCCTAAATCTTGCGTCAGATATAGAAGTAACACCTAAACCTACGTTTCCAGAATTATCAATTCTCATACGTTCTGAATCATCAACTCTAAATGCGAGAACAGTATTAGCTTTAGAGTCTCCATGGTCAGCATCAATAGCAAATGTTGCACCACTCATATAAATTCTTGAGGAAGAAGAATCGTCTGCATCAGTAAAGTGCATTTGACAAGTGTTACCAGAAATATGAAGTAATCCAGAAGGACTTGCTGTTCCGATCCCCACATTCCCATCTCCACGAACAAGAAAATGTGTAGCATCATTAGCTCTATTCTTAACTCTTAATCCATGATCAGTGCTGTTTGAACCAGCTTGTATGGCAACACCGTAACTTTGTCCAGCTGTTGCCTCTAAATTTATGAATTGTCCTACATATAAATCAGCAGCTTCACCATCATCTGCCTTTACTTGAAGCAAAGCAGAAGGACTAGCATTGTTACCTGCATTGCCAATAGATATTCTTCCATTGTTAGTTATTCTTAATCTTTCAGTAGGTGTAGCAGCACCATCAGCCGTTGTGCTAAATACCAAACGACCTGGCATATCATTAGCTCCAGGTGTGCCATCTACAAATGCTGAAATAGATGCTGCTTGTGATTGTAAATCTGTACCATCTGCACCTGCAAATCTTATTACCCCTAATTCATCATCATCCTGAACAACAGTATATGATCCAATAGTTGCTGATCTTGATTTACCAAAAGCTAAAATTGAACCTGCATTATCTGCTTTAAATAAATTTAAACTTTGATGTACGTCACCTGTAGTTCTTGATACTTGTAGTAACCCACCTGTGCCACTACCTACATTTAAAGAAGAGGAATTACCAACAAGCAAACGACCTGAACTGTCTATTCTTGCTCTTTCCGAGCCAGATGTACTTCTAAACCTCCAATCAAGTCCGCTAGTTAAAAAAAATGTTGCTGAAGAAGCTGAACGAAAATCTTGACCTGTTATAGCAGCAGTAGAACTAATAGCTCCTGTTACAGCTAATGCACCAGTTATATCAACACCTG